GATATCTGGCAGATGGTCACTCTGGATCCGGAGTATCAGGAACTCAAAGAGAGGCTGTCGGAGAAGGATCAGCACAACAAGAAGTTGTACGATGACGGTGAGCTTCCGAGACACAGGATGTCAGATCTGGCGATCCCTGGAACGAATAGCACCGTAAAGAAGATAGCATTCAGCGCAAAGAAGTCAGACGGATTCAACCCGTCCCTCTGTATATGTGACGAAATCGCATCGTGGGAAGGCGATGCCGGCCTGAAGCAATATGAAGTAATGAAGTCGGGCATGGGCGCGAGACCGGAGGGGATCCTGCTCAGCTGCACGACATCGGGATATATAAACGACTCAATCTATGACGAGATGCTCAGAAGGGCAACTCGTTTTTTATTAGGTGACAGTAAAGAGACGAAGCTGCTGCCGATGCTCTACATGATAGATGACATTGAAAAATGGAACGACATTGGAGAGCTGCGTAAGAGCAATCCGAATTTAGGGATGTCCGTCTCAGTTGACTATATGCTCGAGGAGATTGCTGTTGCAGAGGGCTCACTTTCAAAGAAGGCGGAGTTCATCACGAAGTATTGCAATCTGAAGCAGACCAGTTCCCTTGCGTGGCTCGGTGCGAATGTCATTGAGGATGCAACGGGGGACGCTCTTCGCTTGGAAGACTTCCGAGGCTGTTACTGTGTGGCGGGTATCGACTTGTCACGTACAACAGACCTGACTGCGGGTGTGATCGTAATTGAGCGCGATGGGGAACTGTATGTGTTTGCTCGGTTCTGGCTCCCGTCGGAGCGGATCGAGGAACTGACTGCAATCGATCAGGTCCCATATAACATATACGCGCAACGTGGTCTGCTCTATCCGAGTGGGGCGAATATTGTCGAATACAGTGACGTGTTTGACTGGTTTACTGAATTGGTCGAGAAGTACGAAATATACCCGCTGAAGGTCGGATATGACCGTTATTCTGCAACGTATCTCGTTCAGCAGATGAGCGCATACGGTTTTCATATGGATGATGTTTTTCAGGGTTTCAACCTTCATCCTGTCATACAAGAAGTTGAAGGTCTCATGAAAGACAGGAAGATCCATATCGGAGACAATGACCTGCTAAAAATTCATATGTTCAATTCTGCGCTGAAGGTCAGCACAGAGAAGGGCCGGTCCAAACTGGTAAAGATCAAACCAACGGCCCACATAGACGGAATGGCTGCATTGCTGGATAGTATGACAGTTCGTCAAAAGTGGTACGGCGAAATAGGGAATCAGTTAAAGAATAATCGGAATGAATAACTACACCGTTTATAGACATATATTCCCAAACGGGAAAATATACATCGGAATGACTCGACAGGATCCGCTCCGGCGCTGGGACAATGGTCGAGGCTATCGGACTCAAACATTAATGTCGAGAGCGATAAATAAATACGGATGGGAGAACGTACAGCACGAGATCGTCGCGTTCGGCTTGTCTAAGGAACAGGCTGAGAGAATGGAGATTGACTTGATCGCTGCCGAAAAAGCGAATGATCCCCAATACGGTTATAACGACGAGAACGGCGGGAATTGTGCCGGGACTCATTCCGAAGCGACTAAACGTAAAATTAGCGCCGCGCAGATGGGAGAAAAAAATCATATGTACGGGAAACCATCTCCGGTTCGCGGCAAGAAAAGGACTCCCGAACAAAACGAGAGAAATCGGCAAGCTCATATCGGTCAAAAGAGTTATTGGAAAGGTAAAAAGCTCCCGCCGGAAATGGTCGAAAAGTTAAGACGACCGAAGTCAGAGGAGCATAAAAGGCACTTGAGCGAAGCGAGATCCGTTCCGGTTATGTGTGTCGAGACGGGTATCGTATATAAAAGCGGCAAAGCCGCAGCCGAAGCTCTCGGAATCCATCGCGGGAGTATCGCTCATGTTGTAAAAGGCGAACGCCATACGGCGGGCGGCTTTCATTGGATAAAAGCAGAGGTGTAATTCATGGGTCTATTAGATAAGATATTCCGACCGGACGACGCAAAGAAGTCGGAGGATGCGATCCGCAACGCGAAAGCATTCTTCCAGACTCTGACCGCATATGCTCCGGTGTTCACAAATTGGGGAGGCGCTATATACGAGTCTGAGATCGTCAGGGCTTCCATCGATGCCAGGGCGAGGCACATCAGTAAGCTGAAGGTCGAAGTGAATGGATCCGCGAATCCGTCGCTCCAGGCAAAGCTGAGGCTCGGCCCGAACCAGTGGCAAACGTGGTCACAATTCTTGTACCGAGTCAGTACGATCTTGGACGTTAACAACACAGCATTTATCGTTCCGGTGTTCGACGAGCGGATGATCATAACTGGAATCTTTCCGGTGTTGCCGTCTTCGTGCTCCCTTGTGGAATACGACGACGAAATATGGCTCCGCTATCAGTTCAGCAACGGGCAGTACGCAGCAGTGGAATTCCGCAAGTGCGCGGTCCTGACGAAGCATCAGTATAGACACGACTTCTTTGGTGACTCGAACAGAGCACTCCACGAGACTATGCAGCTGATACACATTCAGAATCAAGGAGTCGAGGAAGGCGTCAAGAACGCAGCGACTTTCCGCTTCATGGCACAGATGAACAACTTCACATCTACTGAAGATTTGGCTAAAGAGCGGAAGCGCTTCACAGAAGCAAATCTATCCACGGAGTCAGAGGCTGGTGGTTTTTTGCTTTTCCCTTCGATTTATAAGGATATCAAACAAATCGATGTAAGACCGTATGCAGCCGATGCTGAGCAGATGGCACAGATCAGGGAGAATGTTTTCAACTACTTCGGCGTGTCCGAGGAAGTCCTTCAGAACAAAGCGAAGGCGGAAGATCTCGAAGGCTTCTTTGATGGGTGTATCGAACCGTTCGCGATCCAGTTCAGCGAGGCAGTGACAAAGATGCTGTTTAGTGAACGAGAGAGAGCCCAGGGCTCTTTTTTGATTGCTAATGCTAACAGGCTTCAGTACATGAGCACAGCGCAGAAAGTGCAAATGGCAAAGGAGCTTGGAGATAGAGGCGCGATCCTGATTGACGAAATAAGAGAACTGTTTAACTACGCTCCTCTTCCAGATGGAGCCGGACAGGTAGCGCCGATCAGGGGCGAATACAAAGCAACCGATGAGCTGGGAGGCTCGGACGATACGGAGGATAACGCAGATGGTTAAGAACGATAGAGAATACAGAAACATGACTATGCAGATCCGCGAGGCTGTTGAGGGCGAAGAGGATCAGAGCAAAGTCGTAACCGGATACGCAAGCACTTTTGATGAGCCATACAAACTGTTCTCAGGTGAGGGCTGGGAATACTGGGAGACAGTGGACAGAACCGCATTCGATGAGACAGATATGGCTGACGTAATCATGCAGTATGACCATCATGGTCGCGTATTCGCAAGAACAAGAAACAACACTCTTTCCGTCAAGCCGGACGAAAAGGGTTTGTTTATAGAGGCAGATCTTGGAGGTACAGAGATCGGACGTGAACTGTACGAAGAGATCGCCGGAGGCTACACCGACAGGATGAGCTTCGGATTCACTGTAACGGGCGAGACCGAAGGACGTGAGAAAGACGAGAACGGCATCGTCATTTACACCAGGCACATCACGAAGGTGGGCAAACTCTACGATGTTTCAGCGGTTTCAATTCCAGCTAATGACGGCACTTCGATTTCAGCGGATGCAGTTACTCGAAGCATTGGCGATCTGAACGACGGAGTGATCGCTCGGATTCAGGCGGAGCGACTTGAGGAAGAGAAGGCAAAGCTCGAACAGAGGAGAGCGGAAGTTAAAGCAAGAGCGTTAGGAGGTAACAACTAATGACACGCGAAGAAATCATGACGCTCGGTTTTGAGGATCTCGAACAGAGAAAGGCAGCTATCGCAATCGAACTGGATGAGGCCGATGCTGATCAGATTGAGACTCTTAACGCTGAGCTGGACGCAATCGAGGAGAGAGTAAAGGCTCTTAATCTCGAGGCCGAAGAATCACGCAAGGCAGCTGATGCAGTAGCAAAGGGTTCCGGCAAGGTAATTGAAACACGAAAGGAAGATAAGGCAATGACTAACATGGAAGTTAGAAACACTCCTGAGTACATTGAAGCATTTGCAAAGTACATCAAGACAGGTAAAGACGCAGAATGCAGAGCACTTCTGACAGAGAACGTTACCGGCGGAGTCGTTCCTGTTCCTGAACTGGTAGAGAGCAGAGTCCGCCAGGCATGGGAAAGAGACGAGATCTTCAGCAGAGTAGCAAAGACATACGTCAGAGGCAATCTCAAGGTCGGATTTGAGAGATCCGCAACAGATGCAGTAGTACACACTGAGGGCGCAAATGCTCCGGCTGAGGAAGTGCTGACTCTTGGAATCGTTACAATGGTTCCTGCAAACATCAAGAAGTGGATCACAGTATCCGACGAAGTTCTCGCCCTCGGAGCTGAGGACTTCCTTGCTTACATTTACGATGAGCTGACATACAAGATCATCCAGAAGGCAGCTGACCTTGTTGTCACAGCTATTACAAGCGCACCGGCTACATCCAGCGCTACAGCTGTTGGCGTTGCACAGATCTCTGGCGTAGTAAGCACTGCAACTCTCATTGATGCAATGGCAGCACTCGGAGACAGCGCACAGAACCTCGTTCTGATTGCATCCGGCACAACGATCGCATCACTCCAGAAGGCAGCACTCCAGGCTCAGTTCGCATATGATCCGTTCCAGGGTCTGACAGTTATCAAGAAGGATAACGTAACCGGCGCTATCGTTGGCGATCTCGCTGGTGTCCAGGCTAATCTCCCAGAAGGCGACGCTGTAACATTCAAGTTCGACGATCTGTCACTCGCTGAAAAGGACATGGTCAAGATCGTTGGAAGACTTTACGCAGCGATTGCTGTTGTTGGTCCTAAGATGTTCGCGGTAATCTCGGGAACCGCGGGGGAATAGTCGGGGGAAGAAATAGTGTTGACTTGTCCTCAATGACCAAAAATCAGCTGCTTAACTACGCAGACGAGAATGGAATTGAGGGCGTTTCTTCTCGACAGACAAAGTCGACAATAATTGAAACCATCGAGGCAGCTCAGTAACGGGCTGCCTCAGTTTGTGAGGTAGTAGAAATGCTTGAACAGGTAAAGCTCGCACTGAGAATATCCACAACTGCATATGATACAGAGCTGACGTATCTGATTGAGGCTGCGAAGCTCGATCTCGGAATAGCCGGAGTGGTTCTTCCTGAGGAGCTGGATGCGCTTGTTCAGAAGGCGGTAATCACTTACTGCAAGCTGTCGTTCGGACTCCCTGAGGACTTCGACAGACTTAAGAGGTCCTATGACGAGCAGAAGGCTCAGCTCTCCACGGCAACCGGATACACAGATTGGGGTGATGCGTAATGTATGACGGAATTGCAATTCTGAAAGCATACGGCGAACCAACCTACGACGGATACGGTAATGAGTTTATCCCTGAGATAGATACAACCGTATTCGTCCAGCCGCGAGGCGTGTATCAGTCCGAATTCTACAACGCTGCACAACTCGGTCTGAAACCGTCCATCACTCTGTACATGACCAACAGGGCAGATTATGACGGGCAGAAGGTCCTCGTTTATGAGGGTAAAGAGTACAGTGTGATCAGAGTGGACTGGAGCGCCCAGCGTGACGGTATATCCCTTGTATGTGAGGAACGGATCAATGAGTAAGAACTCGGTAACGATTCAGATGCAGGAGATCGCGGAGGCTTACACCAAAGAGGTCAAACGTGCAATGAATAACTCAGCCGATGTTGTAGCTAAGGAAGGTCTTCAGAAACTCCGCAACGACTCCCCTCGAAAGACGGGAGACTATGCTCGAGGATGGGCAATCAAACGAGAGCGTGGGACAGCAGGAATCAACACTGTAATTCTGTACAACAAGACGGAATACAGTCTGACGCATCTGTTGGAAAAGCCTCACGAAATCGTGAACAGAGACCATCAGGGCAACCGGAGATCCTACGGCAGCACAAGCGTGGGACATGGTCAGATTGTTCACATCGAGCCTGTTGAGCAGTGGGCGATTGAAGAACTCCCACGAGAGATTGAAAGGGAACTCGAATGACATTTTATCAGGTAATACAGACAATAGATCTGCCGTGTGTATACGGCTTATTCCGGAAGGGACAGTCCCTTCCTTATTTTTCGTATACGGGAGCAGGGCAGGACATATTCTATGCGGACAACACCGGATATCATCGGGTGAACTTCTATCAGCTTATTTATTACTTCAAGACGAAGGATGAAGAGGCTGAGGGCCTTATTGAGCAGACTCTGCTGGATAATGGCTACACCTACGACAAAGGCGCGGATCTATATGACGAGTCCGAAGGCGTCTACTACATCATATATGACAACGTAAAAACAACGAGAAAGGGGCTTATCAATGGCTAACAAAGTAGAATTTGGTATTTCCGAGCTCCACGTCGGTACATACACAGTCGATGATCAGGGCGCGGTCACCCTGGGCACACCTTACCACCAGAAGGGTGCTGTCAGCTTCTCCCCAGAGACACAGAGCGAGACTAATACGTTCTATGCTGACAACATTGCATACTGGAGTGGATATTCCGGTGGCACTATCGAGGGTGATCTCGAGGTCGCTATGTTCGACGACGAGTTTAAGACTCAGTTCCTCGGATACAGGAACCTGACAAATGGTGGTCTTGCACAGGTCAAGAACGCAATCAAGCCGAACGTTTACATTGCGTTCCAGGTCGAGGGCGATGCAGAGAGCAGACGAGTTATTCTGTACAACTGCGCTCTGGGCATGATCAACAGAGAGTACGCTACCATCGAGGAGAACAAGGAACCAGCAACGGAGACTCTTGGAGTTACCTGCACTGGTGACAACGCAAGCGGAGTAACAATGGCAGTTCTGAAGCCAGCAGACGACGGATACGCCACTCTGTTTACTGCTCCGACAGCTCCGGCTATTGCACCATAACAAGACGGGGCGGGGCGTAATGTCTCGCCCTTTTTTCATTATGCGAGGTGAATCATGGAAAAGATAATCAAAATCGGAAAACAGGAAGTTCGGCTATCTAATAATGTAGCTTGGACTATGGAATATAGAGACCAGTTCGGTAAGGACATCGTTCCGGCGCTGATGCCAGTCCTGTCCTCTCTGGTAGAGGGCTTATCGACTATTGTATCGGAGACAGGGGCAGCTGGTGGCGGTCTTACGGATATGGCGGAAGCACTCCAGGGCAGAAGCATGGATATTCTTCTTCCGCTGTTCCAAATGGAATTTGTTGACACCGTTATCAACGTGACCTGGTCAATGGCAAAGGCAGCGGACGAAACGATTCTTCCACCGAAGCAGTGGGTTAAGCAATTCGAGGATTTTCCACTCGATGTTGTAATCCCTGCTGTTTATGACATGGTGCTCAAGGGCTTTGTAAGCTCAAAAAACTTGAGGAGGCTGAAGAAAATCGGAGCAGATCTGAAGACTCTTCAGCCATCACACTCGATGACATCATCCTCGCAGGAACAGAGCGAGGATTAACGTTATCAGATATTCGCCGAATGCAACTCGGTCAGGTAGTGGATTATGTGATCGCATATAACGAACGTCAGAAAAGGGCCGAACAAAAGGCGAAGAAAGAAGAAAAGCATGGCACTAAACGTAAGGCCACGCAGAACGATATCAATGCATGGTTTGGATAAGGAGAACCAATGGTGAGAGATTACGTGGTATACGTACACCAAAACAAAATTAACGGAAAGCGTTATATAGGCGTAACGAATAACACTTCGAAAAGATGGTGCTCGAACGGAGCCAGGTACGAAGGCTGTCCTCACTTTTGGTCAGCTATTCAAAAGTATGGATGGGACAATTTCTATCATGCTGTAATTGTGTCAGGGCTGACGCTCGAGGAAGCAAACGTCCTCGAACAGTACTACATCGCTACATATGACACTTACAACAGGGAGAAAGGTTATAACGCTACCCCCGGAGGGATTAATGCTCCGACAATGCTCGGAAAGCATCATAGCGAAGAAACTCGGAAAAAGATGCGTGAATCTGCACTCGGTCGCACTATATCCGATGAACAGCGCCGTTCACATTCAGCGTGGATGAGCGAGCATATGGTTGGAAGCCGGAACCACAAAAGCCGTGCGGTTAGGTGTATCAACACTGGTGAAGTCTTTGAATCGCAAAACATAGCAGCCAAAGCGAAGGGCGTCTTGCAGTCAAAGATTTGGAAATGTTGCAACGGGCAGGCTAACCATGTGCATGGACTGCGTTGGGAATATGCAGACAAGGCGGTGTAAACGATGGCAAGCGGGAATATTAAAGGTATCACAATCGTCTTTGACGGTGACACAACTAAATTAGGCAAAGCGCTAAAGGACGTCGACTCGAAGACGCGAAGTATCGACAAGGAACTGAAGCAAGTCAACAACGCGCTGAAGTTTAATCCGACTAACGTGGACCTATGGAGACAGAAACAGCAACTCCTGAACGATAAAGTTACTGAGACATCAAAGAGACTAGATGCTCTGAAACTGGCTCAGAAGGAGATGGATGCTCAGGGCGTTGACAAGGCTTCATCCGAGTACAGAGAACTTCAGAGAGAAATCATTACTACTGAGTCGAAGCTGGGCAATTTCAACAAACAGCTCCGTGAGGTTGGTAATGCCAATCTGAAGGCGCTATCTGAGCAGTTCAGTTCGATTGGGTCCAGTCTCGAGTCGGCAGGACAGGCGATGGTTCCATTCTCCGCAGCAGGAGCAGCTGCCGCCGCCGGTATCGGTGCACTCGCATATAAGAGCGGAACCGCAGCTGATGACGTGAACGCGCTGTCAAAAGTCACAGGCATCGGAACGGACGAGCTTCAGAAATATGGATATGCTGCTGACCTTGTGGACGTGTCTGTTGAGTCTGTCGCAAAGGCAAACAAGAAACTCGCAAAGAATGCGTACTCCGCAGCAAATGGGTCCAAGTCTCAGGCGAAAGCGTTTGAGGCTATTGGCGTATCGGTTACGGATTCAAACGGTCAGCTCCGTAATAGCGAGGCAATCTTTCAGGATGTTCTGAAAGCGCTCGGACAGATGACCAATGAAACTGAGAGGGACGCCATCGCACAACAGCTCATGGGTAAGAGTGCAGCCGAATTGAATCCGCTTATTGAGGATGGTGGCGAAACCTATAAGATGGTGGCTGACACTCTCAAAAAGTACGATCTTGACTTCGTTGATCAGGCGACTCTTGATAAGGCTAATCAGTTCAATGATTCACTCGATACGATGAAGCTGATCGGACAGGTAGCACTTGCTCAGGTAGGCTCACAGCTCGCCGGGTATCTTGCTCCTGCGCTCGAGAAGGTGGTTGATCTGGTCGGCAAATTTGCGAACTGGCTCTCCAAATTGGATCCAGAAGTGCTGACTATAATCGCCACAATTGGCGGCGTCCTTGCTGTAATAGCACCGCTGCTGATTACGCTCGGCAAGATAGCAACTGGTATCAGTGCAATTATAAATGTTGTCAACCTCGCTGGTGGTGCGATCGGAGCGTTGTCGGCGGGTTCACTGCTGCCGATAATCGCCGTGGTCGGTGCGGTAGTTGCTGCGGGTGTTCTGCTCTATAAGAATTGGGACAAGATCAAGGCCGTTGCGAGTGCGCTCGCTACGAAGATCAAGGCCGTATGGAATACGATCAAAACGGCAACGTCAACGGCGTGGAATGCGGTTAAGACGGCAACGGTCACGGCGTGGAATAACGTCAAAACGGCTATAACGACACCGATCAAAAATGCGAAAGACGCCATTACAGGGGTCATAAATACAATCAAGTCGAAGATATCGAGCGTATGGGAGAGCATCAAGACCAAGACGGCAAACGCATGGAGCTCGATTGTTGACAAGATGCTCAATCCGTTCAAGTGGGCGAAAGATGCTATCGATAACATTATCGACACGATTAAAGACTTCTTCCCAATAAAACTCGGAAAGCTCTTCAAGGGAATCAAACTTCCACATTTCGATGTCGAATGGTCGTCAATAACAGCCTTTGGCAAGACGATAGACTTCCCAAGCGGATTTGATATTGATTGGTACAAGACAGGCGGTATTTTCGATAGTCCGTCTCTCATCGGTGTCGGTGAAGCTGGGCCTGAGGCGGTCGTTCCGTTAGATAAGTTTTGGGACAGACTCGACAATATGAATACGGGTGAGATAACAATCAACGTCTATCCGTCGGCGGGAATGAACGAGACGGAACTTGCCCGTAAGGTTGAACAGGCACTCGCTAGAGCACAAAAGCAGAGGAATTTGGCTTATGGCAATATTTAAATCACTAACAATAAACGGAGTGAACAGCCTCGATTACGGGATATATATAACGGGCGAGGCTGTTTATAACGCTCCTGAGAGAGCGGTCGAAATGATAACTATCCCCGGAAAGGACGGGGCACTTGCTCTTGATCAGGGCCGTTTCGAGAACGTCGAGTTGACCTATCCAGCTGGTTGCTTTGCCGATAGTCAGAGCGACTTTGCAAGCAAGATCGCTCAGTTCCGTAACGTCTTGGCGTCTACCTATAGGTACGCAAGATTAACGGACGAGTATCATCCCGACGAGTACAGACTCGCTCTTTTTAAGAGTGGACTCAAAGCGGATCCCGTTCGGTACGGTACGGCAGCGGAGTTCGACATAACGTTCGATTGCAAACCGCAACGGTTCCTGACGTCAGGAGAGGCGATACGGGCTATCACGTCGGGTAGCAACATAACGAATCCGACTCTGTTCCCGTCCAAGCCGTTGATTATCGCTAACGGCTCGGGGAACATCGGTATTGCAAATCAGCTCATATCGATATCGGATGTTACGGGCGACATATATATCGATTGCGACTCGATGGAGATATACACGCTGTCGGGCGTGGTTCCGTCGGGTGCAAGTTCACACGTATCGTTCAACAGTAACGATTTTCCGACTATCCCAGCGGGGACAAGCAGAATCACATTTACGACTAACTCGGTAAGAATTCAACCTAGATGGTGGAGGTTATAGTATGGGAATAAAAGAATCGGCATTACCGCAGAAATCCTCAGTAGCAACGGATGATTTTGTGCGTGTAGTGGGCAACGATGATTCGAGTTACAAGCAGCTCGTGAGCGATGTAGCGAAAGCGATAATTGAGAACTACACGGGGTCGTCTTTGGCGGGGTCGAGTCAGAGCGTAAAGAGTGCACTTGATTCACTAAATAGCAAGAAAACGGGTACCTTCACGCCTACAAGTGGCACACAAAACCTTATGGTTCGCCAATGCGGTAGAGTGGTCACTATAAACGGTTACATAACACCGACTCTGACGGCAAACACGGAAACAAATATTGGCACCGTTTCTGGTGTTTCATTGCCAGATGGTCCACTCCGCTTTATAGGTGGTGTCGGAGCATATGCGTATAGTCATCCATTAGATGTGGCATATCTTACTCTCGCGACCAACGGCATTCTCTTAATCAACACTACTGTATCAGGAGCGAAAGCTGTGTATTTTACTGTGTCATACATAGTCTAATAGACCGAAGAGAAAGAGAAATTTAGTAAACTAAATGAACTAATAGAGAAAGGGAATCTGCATGATACCTATTCTATATGAAAAAACAGAGATGGCCTTTACCAGCAACGGTATCGGTCGTCTCGCTGATTGTATTCGGTGCATAGTAACCGAAGAACGGAACGGAATATATGAGTGTGAGTTCGACTATCCCGTGACGGGTGTTCTGTTCTCGGAAATCGAAGAGGGCAGAATCATCGCTTGTACGCATGACGAACAGGGCGATATCCAACCGTTCGATATTTACGGACGGAGCGAACCGATAAACGGCGTTGTCACGTTCTACGCACACCACATCAGTTACCGACAGAACGAGATAACTGTTAAGGCGTTCACGGCGGGTTCTTGTGCAGAGGCGTTCACCAAAATCGTTCCGAACTCCGTCCCGTCTAATCCGTTCACGTATTGGACGGACAAGAGCGTAACGGCATCGTACAACTCAGAAGTTCCACGCAATGTAAAGGGTATGCTCGGCGGGGAAGAGAACTCGATCCTAGACGTATTCGGTACGGGTGAGTATGAGTACGACAAGTTCACAGTTAAGTTTCATCTGCACCGGGGACAGGACACAAATGTCTCGATTCGGTACGGAAAGAATCTTATCGACTTCACCAATCAGTACGATACATCAGACGTCTACACGGCGGTCGTTCCGTTTTGGTACGGGGACGTTTACGACCAAAGCGCAAAGCGTCTCGTTTTGCTCCCTGAGGTCGTAATCCGTTCGGGACACACAGTTCCGTCGGGGCGTGAAGTAGTCGTGCCGATGGATTTGTCGGACAGTTTTGACGATGAACCAAGAGTATCAGACCTCAGGAACCTCGCAACGAGCAGACTCAACTCCTCTAACGGATGGATGCCGAATCAGACCGTAACGGTCGATTTCGTCCAGCTTTGGCAAACTGAAGAGTACGCTGATTTCGCTCCATTACAGAGGTTGAGACTCTGCGACACTTGCGGAGTATTCGTGCCGATGTACAACATGGCTCTCCGTGCAAAGGTGATTAAGGTCGAATACAACGTACTCCTCGACCGATACGACCGAATGGAACTCGGAGACAAGCCGACGACCTACACGGCGGTCATGGAGAAAATCTATAACAGTAAGGTCGCTGGGGTCTATCAAGGATTCCAAGCGGTTAGGGTCGATATCGCTAACGCTCTGATGGCAGCTGCTCATGATGCAAGTGGCAAAGCGGACGCAGCTGCGGAGGAGGCAAAGGCGTATGCGGACAGTTCCGTTTCGAATCTGAAAGACGACCTCGAAACGCAGATAGACGGAAAAATTGAGACGTGGGCACAAGTTGTAGATCCTCAGACAGAGTGGGACGACAAGACCGCTCACGATGGAGATTTATGGCTCTATACGGGACTTGTAAATAAGAGCGTCGGCGGTCAAGAAATCCGTCCTCAGGGCGTATACATCTTCACGCTGCTGTCAGAGGCGAACACGCTCATGAACGAGAACAGTATTGACCTGACCAACCAAAACGACCTTGTCCTCGAGATAAACGATAGGGGAGTATGGGAACCATACGCATCCACGTCCGACAACCTCTTCGACCTTGCTGATGGAAAAACGGCGATATTCTACGGCTCACCAACGGGGAGTTATAGTGGTGTATCTAACGGCGATTATCTTGTAGACAGCTCCACGGGTATGACGTATCGCTACAACAACGGAGCGTGGGTAAAGCAGACCGATTACAAGACATACGCTGACACGCAGATTGCAGACGCTACGGAGATGATTCGAGGCGGTATGGGCGGTTATGTGGTTACTACGGTCAACGCCGCTGGGCAGCCGATAGAACTCCTTATCACGGACAATCTCGACCTCACTCGAGCGGTCAACGTATGGCGTTGGAACTCGGGCGGACTTGCTCACAGTTCAAACGGCTATGACGGCCCGTTCAATGACGTTGCGATAACCGCAGACGGTAAGATCAACGCAACGATGATTAAGACGGGTGCGCTCAATGCGAATCTGATTACTGCGGGGGCAATATCGGATTCGAGCGGAAAGAACACTTGGAATCTAACGTCAGGAAATCTTACAACAAACAATGGGGTTGTGGGGGGATTTGACATAAGTTCTGACGGGATAATTAAGAATAGGGACGTTACATCGACCAATAAACACCAGCTAAGAATCAACTCTAGTCTGAGTTACTCAAACAATATGTCTGTTCGAGTAGCGTCTCTTGCTGCACGATATGGTCGTGCGATTTCTTTGGTTTCGAGCGGAACGCTTGAATTTTTGTTTAGTTCAAGTGTGACTAGCGGTTCGGGTGGCAGCTTTGATGATTTGCCGTCAATGTTCTATGTGACGCCTATAAAAAATACGATGACGTATTATTCAGACGTTCCATGCTTGCAAATGACGGACTCAAGTAGTGGCAGTTTAGGGTCAACCGTTGCCGAACTGTATCAAGGCTCAGGGGGCGTTGAATATCCACTAATGATTCGTCGCTCTACTTACATAACGGGCAATCTCAAGTGTACGTCTCTTACTGTCGTCGGTGCAAAGCCGAGAGAGGTAAAGACTAAGAACTATGCAGAACGGCTCCTCTACGCATACGAAACGCCGACTCCATACTTCGGAGATATCGGTGAGGCACAACTCGATGAGGACGGAATCTGCTATGTCGATGTCGACGATATCTTCTCGGAGACAATCGCAAACGTCGAGTACCAAGTGTTCTTACAGAAAGAGGGACAGGGCGATTGCTGGATAGAGGACAAGCAGAAACGCTACTTTGTAATCAAGGGAACTCCGAACCTCAAGGTCGCTTGGGAATTGAAAGCAGCTCAGAGAGATTACGAACTTACAAGGCTCGAACAGAGCACAAACAATCTCGAAGAATACACGTATTCGGACGATGATACATCATTACTTGAATCTTACATAAACGAACAGGAGGTATTACTCTATGGCTAACACAATCAAACAACTTGCATCATTCGCAGTTCTGAACGTAAACGGCGGGGACAGAGTTACTTACACTTACGACGAAATCGACGCAGACACAGGCGACATGATTTCGAGCAACAACAAGGGGTCATTCTTTGCCGTAGACGCTACGTTAAAGAGCAAAATCACGTCTATCAGAAAATATATAACCGATAACAAGCTGGGGGAATAAGACCATGACTAATCAGTTTTGGAAAGCGACTCTGATCAGAGCCGTTCGAACCATCGCACAGACAGCCGTTTCCTTAATTGGGACGGCTGTTGTCATGTCCGACGTAAATTGGGCAATGGTAATATCGGCGTCGCTCCTGAGCGGAATCCTGTCGGCACTTACGTCCATCGCTACGGGACTCCCTGAGGTGGAGTATGCCGAGCACGTTTATATGTCAGAGGAAGAGCCGGAGGACAGTTGGACGGATGAGGACGAGGAGGTTTACGATGGGGAAGAGTAATTTCGAGCTGCTCAAGATAGCGCAGAAACATCTCGGACAAGGCGGGGCACGGTTCCGTAAGTTCTGTGGACTTCCTGCCGGAGCTGCTTGGTGTAATGCCTACGTCGACTACATAGCCTATGAGGGAGCCGATTCAGATTTATACTTTGACGGCAAACGACCGACGTATTGTCCAACCTCAATGAAGTGGTGTCAAAACCATCTCGCACAGATCCCGATCTATCTCGCTATGCCGATGGACATCATCTATTTTGATTGGGAACCAAACGGAGTGCCGAATCATATCGGATTCGTCCGTGAACGCAAAACGGATCAGGAAATCTATACCATCGAGGGCAACACTTCGGGAGGTGTCGTAGCGCAGAAAACGAGGACGGTCAAATACGTCTGCGGATGCTACAGACCACACTTTAAGACCACATTCGACGCCACGAAGAAACTCGAGGTTGACGGTTTCTTCGGATACAACTCAATCGCAGTTATGCAGAAATGGCTCGGCGTAACCGTTGACGGAATCCTCGGACTCGGAACGGTTAAGGCGTTACAGAAGAAACTAGGCGTCACACAGGACGGGTCGTGGGGCAGAGGAACCTCTAAGGCACTACAGAAACTTATCGGAACACCAGCGGACGGAGACTTCGGCCCGAAATCGGTCAAAGCGTTACAGACCTATCTGAACAAGGCCGTTTTCAAAGGCTCCGCAACGGCTCCGGCTAAGAAACCAAGCGCACAGAAAAAGACCAACGCCGACAGAATCGTCGATGCAGCCAAAGCGTACTGTTGGCCTCTCGGAACGGACTCGAAGAAGTGGAAATACGACACAGGAGCACCGTCTGAGGGCTACAAGAAAGCGACTCCGAACGTGAAGAAGATTACACGCTCGGATTGCGGATATTTCGTGAAGAAAGTCACTCAGGCGACTCCGATCGGAGCGTATAATCCTCTGAATGACAAGAAAGTCCCGTCCGGGCTTAAACTCGTTCACTCCGGGAAAGCGATCCCGAAAGACTTTCTGAAGCCCGGGGACATAGTCGCATATAAAAAGACCGAGGGACAGCACACTCTCATTTATATGGGAAACGGGCTGATTGCCGAGGCCGGACGCAAGGTAAGATTCCCAGTGATCCGTAAGTCGACCAAGTACAACGGCTCTGATGTTAAAAAATCGACCATCAGGGTATACAGAGCGAAATGAGGTGAGGGACATTGACAGATAATTTGATTATTGCAGCAATCGGATTTATAGGGGCGTTGTTCGTTGTCCTCAAGCCGTTTCTCGACCTCAACACAAACATAACTGAATTGAAAACGAGTATCGACAATTTCAAGGCAAGCGTGGACAAGTTGGACTCCCGTATAACAAAGCACGGGGAGGAGATCGACAAACTCAAGGAAACGGTTGCCGAACATGGCGTCAGGATCGAAAACCTTGAAAAGAAATAGGGCGGTTCGGAGTCGGACCGCGAAGGTTCACCTCCTTGCATATTTAGAGCACAAAGAGACCCGGGGCGGATAACCTCGGGTCTTTTTGCGTGGTGATTATTTTGGCTTGAATATCTACAATTTCATACCACTGCGATTATTATAATAGTTCTGGGTACGACTCTTCAAGCCATTCTATGTGCTGCTTATAATCGTTCAGGAACGCATCCGCATACTCTCGGACGTCCTCCGGCTCTTGGATCTTCGCTTTGCCATCGTAACTCGTCCAGATCCACTTTGCGCGGTCTGTGAATTTTATCCTGGCTAAATCGAGTTGACCTGGATCATCAAGCAGAAGGGCAGCAGTCACATAGTTGTCTGACTTCCGGACAAGCCCGAACTTTGATGTGTCTATGCCTTCATCAGCGAGGATCTCCATGATCAGCCTGAATATTTCTTTTTCTCCATCGGTAGCGTTAACTTCACGCTCTTGTCCATAATTAGCGAATTTAATTTCTTCCATAGATACCACCTCCAAATCGAGTATATCAAATTTTTGTTCCTATATGGGTTGACTCTGTGAAGTCAGGGGACTATATTAGTAAGTGAGGTGGCTAGTTATAATAATATGACCGTTAAGAGGGTGTAGGGAGTCGTCAGAGGTTGACGATAAAAATTATTCCCGAAACTATTCCTAAAATCATAATTTTGAAGATGCTAGGGTAGGGGAACCGTCCGACTTTCTTAACAATTTCATATTAATGATGACTTAGTCACTTCCAAAGATAACACTTAACTGGTTTATCAAGGAGGTGATTTTTTTATGAAAGCGCAGAGCATCCAGCAATTCGCCATCGTCCAAAGTGACTCGGCTCCAGCTTTTGAGGGTGAGCTCAACGCAAGGATTAGAGAACTATCCACAAAGAACCCGAAGGTCAGCTTTGCCGGACTAACGGCATACATAAGCTACTTCGAGACCGTCAGCATACCTGAATCGGTTGCTGATGAATACGAGCTGAAAGGTGCCTGCTTCCACTGTGAGGACTGTCCTGAGTTCCAGGCGATTCTGAAGGCAGACGGAACGGAAGACACGAGACTCAAGTACGGGGAATGTCAGTACGCAGAAATGAGAAGGACGCACAGGGACAATCCTGCATGCGACATGCTTTACAAGCTGATCAAGGACGGGAGGATAGGATTATGTTACAGAAGATAGGTTTTGCAATACTGTGCATCGGAATGATGATGGCTGACAGCGACAATCTGCTGATTCCACTCGCTGTTGTATCCCTCGGAGTGGCCCTGATCTGGGTCGGTACCGGAAGGGAGGCCGACGATGAAACTGCCTAAGAAGCATTATTACATACTACTGAATGATGAGTATGTAGGACAGACATGGGCTGTATCGGAGGCCAAAGCAAGAGTGAACTGGTGGTGGGCGAATGTGAAGTATAACGACCAGTTCAGCTATAGGGCATACAATCCCGAAGATTTTGAAGCAATTTGTGTCAACTAGGAGGTGCACAGAATGGTATTTGCAACTGATGAAAAGAAAGATTACTGCCAGGTGCTCGACGCAGCACTGGCTCCAATGATGGATTTTGACTCGCTGGATTACTGCATCAACGGAGTGACACAGGAAGAGTTCATGAGGATTTCAGACAAGCTCGGTTCCGTTGCGTACTTCGATATCACGGGCATGACTTGCGGCGAGGTGCTTAAGGACGTCTGCAAAGTGGTCCTGCTGGATCAGGCGAGACTCGCACCAGACAGTCTGATCACGGACGTTCGCAAGAAGCGCAAAATCGCAGATATATTCAGGAGGTAGTCAGAATGGAAATGAAAAAAGTCAAATATACAGTAACGCTTACGGGATGGGACAACAGAAAGCTGACGTTCTACGACTGGGAAGACGTTCAGTGCTTCCTGGCTTGCGTAGTTGAGGGATGCAAGGGCGATTATGTCGGATTCCTCATCAAAGAGGAGGTGATCGCATGAGTAGCAAACTGACAGGCGATTACCGCAAATACATGGACAAGAATTATCTCGGTTCGTGGGACATCCCAGAAGGTGAAGATCTCATTCTAACCATCAGCAACGTGGAGCAGGATGACGTTAAGAACGAACGCGGATCTGAACGTAAGCTGACTATCCACTTTGCAGAGGACTACAAACCACTGATCATGAACGCGACCAACTGCGACAGAATCACAAAGGCGTACGGATCGCCTAAGGTCGAGGACTGGGTCGGCAAGAGGATAGCACTCACGACCGAGAAAGTACCGGCGTTTGGCAGCGTAAAGGATGCGGTCAGAATCAGACCATTTCCACCAAGAGAGACCGAAGCATTCTGCGATGAGTGCGGTCAGAAGATAAAGCCAGTACAAGCGGGGAACGAGAAATACTCCGTTAATAAAATCGTGGAACTGAGCAGGGCCAAGTACGGCAAGTGTCTGTGCTGGGACTGCTCTATCAAGGCAAAGGAGGCGGAGTGATGAGAAAGAGAACGAGAGAGATAGGGCTTCCAATTGGATATGAAGTCAGAGAAGAGGCGAAGACTGTTCGTAGAGCGTTTGCTTTGAAGGCTTCCGTTCTCGAGGCGTTTAAGGAAATCGCAGAACGTAAAGGTACTAATCCTAACGCACTTCTGAATGAATTAATGGAAAACTACGTAAGGCAGGAGGTGCAGTGATGAAGATACTTTACAAGGCTCCTGGCGAAGCGCTCCGCTCGATGGTTATTCCGAACGAGCTCGGAGTTATGCAGCAGCTGGTCGACGGATACATAGAACCGATAACGCTGCCGGATAAACTCATTGTCATCTGCAACGAGGAAGGCAAGATAAGAGGTATGGCAAAGAACTTCCACGTGGCTGCTCTCGATGATTACATCTACGGCCCGGCGCTGTTCATGGGCGCTGACGGTGAAGAGTTCTGCTCAATCAAACCAGAGCACGAGAAGCTGATCAGAGATTATTTCAAGGTGTTCGGAACGGAGGGATTCAATGGGAAGTGAATGGATGGTCAGGCCGACAACGATTGGTGAACGTACACGTTACGAAGTATACAAGATCCTGCATGACACAGGCGATGTCATTACCCGAGGCGGTCTGTGGGATACCGCAAAGGAAGCGGAAACGCTCGCAAAGAATCTGAACAAGATGGAGGCAAGGCGGAAATGAAGCTGACACAGGATAACTACTTTAGCCAGGAGGCAATGAAAGAATACTGGTCCGTCTCACAGTTCAAACAGTTCTGCAAGTGTCCAGCCTGTGCCATTGCCGAAATGAATGGAGAATACGAAAGAGAACCATCGACTGCGCTTCTGGTCGGGTCCTATGTGGATACATACTTTACCGGTGACAAGGGTGCTCTGGGGCGATTCGTTCTGGAGCATCCGGAGATCACCAACTCGAGGACCGGTCAGCTGAAGGCCGACTTTAAGCACGCTGAGACCATGATCGAGGCGGTAAAGAGACAGAGAACAATGCTCGAGTTTCTGAACGGAGATAAACAGCAGATATTTACAGGCGAACTGTTCGATGTCACTTGGAAGGTAAAACTGGACGTATACGGTGGAACATACATATCTGACCTCAAGACCGTAAAGGACTTCAAGCCAATATATGAGGAAGGCTTCGGGTGGCGCTCGTGGATAGAATACTGGGGTTATGACATCCAGGGCGCCATATATCAGAAGATTGTGGAACAGAACACAGGGCAGAAGAAACCGTTTTACATCGTAGCGGTGACGAAAGAGAAGGTCCCGGACGTTGCAGTTATCCACCTGCCTCAGCACATACTCGATACGGCTCTGAAGGTGGTCGAGGCAAAGATAGACGGATTTGACTTAATGAAGAAGGGCTTCATACCGGCTGAACGTTGCGAGACTTGCGACTGGTGCAAGCAGAGCAAGGTGCTGGGGGATCCGATCGAGTTTGAGATATACGAAGCGTAATGCTTACTCGCCGGGGCGGGCACAACAATAAAATACTTTCAACTTAATAAGGCACGAACCATCACACTTGTAAACAAGCAACGCCCGCTCCGGTTGGTAATAGAAAGGAATACATGAATTCAGGCGAAATAGTTAAAGCCCTGCGTACAGCTGCGGGAATATCACAGTTCGAAATGGCGAGGCGCGTCGGAGTCAGCACTCAGTCGATCTGTAACTGGGAGAAAGGCTACAAGTGCCCAACCGCCGACAAACTTCTCGCGGTCTGTAACGCAATGGGCTATGACGTAATAATCAAACCAAAATACGAAGTATATAAGAAAGCGAAGTACCACAATGATAGGAAATGTAGGTGAGATCATCAAACGATGCCGACTTGAAGCTGGTCTTTCGCAGGAACGGCTTTGTCACCTAACGGGTATCGGCCCGAGAGGGACCATCAGCCAATACGAACGGCACGGAATATGTCCGAGCGTCTACAGGTTCGAAGACCTTCTCGACGCTTGCGGATACGAAATAATCATCAGAAAGAAGGAGAAATAATGGCAACAATACATATCATAGGAAGACTTACGCGCAATCCTGAATATACGCCAGCGCAAAATGGAAAGTCGCAGCGAGTGAACTTTGACGTTGCGGAAGACAACGAGCACGGAGACAACGCTTCGTTCTTCCCGTGCGTAGCGTTTGGCAAACAGGCTGACGTTATCGACAAGTGGACACACAAGGGCAAGTTAGTCTACATAAAAGGCTCGATGGAACAGGGCGAACCATATACTGACAAGAACGGAAACAAGCGCAGGTCGTGGTCCGTATGGGTCGAGCGCTGTAAGTTCCTTGACAGTAAGAATAACGCTCAGGCAGCGTCGAAGCTCGAGCAGGACGCAGCTGCTCTCCTGATGCCGGACACGATGGAAGCACAGGCTGAGGATATTCCATTCTAAGAGGTGACCGATGAAAGAAAAATGGAAGCCAATAGTTGGCTATGAAGGCTTATATGAAGTAAGCAATATGGGAAGAGTCAGATCTCTTACAAGGCTCTCGAAATTCAGAAACAGATCGGGAAAACTGGACGAGAGAGTGATTAAAGGGCGAATTATGAGACCCCAGAAACAGAGAACAGGGTATCTCAATGTTGGCCTTAGTAAAGACGGGAAGGTAACTCTTTTCAGGGTACACAGACTTGTCGCTGCAGCATTCATAGCTAATCCTGAAGGCCTTTATGAAGTCAATCATATAGATGAGGACAAAACCAATAACCGCGCAGACAATCTCGAATGGTGCGACCATAAATACAACAATAACTATGGAAGCAAACCACGACGAGGCGAACGCAATCCTATGGCGAAGTTAACGAGCGAGGATGTAGATGAAATCCGATACAGAAGAGCATCAGGCGAAATGCTGAAGACTATAGCTGCTGATTTCGGAATTTCTATAAACCACGTTTGCAATCTCGCACAAGGTAAGAGGTGGGGGCATGAAGTATCTGCTTGTAGATAGTCGGGAACATCCCAAAGCAATACGCAGCATAATCAAATACTTTGACTCGATCGGGTTGGTTCATGAGTCCACCAAGCTACTAATCGGAGATTACATGGACTGGAACAGGCCGCAGATCTGTGTGGACAGAAAAAGAAATATCGCGGAATTGGCGAAGAACTGTACCGCAGACCACGAACGGTTCAGGCGCGAACTTGAACGTGCTCAGAAGGCAAATACAACGCTTGTGGTCCTTGTCGAACAGAACCGATACAAGGACGGAGACAGGTGGATCCATTGCGAGTCCGTTGAAGATCTTATGCTGTGGGAGTCTCCGCACACTACCATTCGAGGCGAGAAGGTGTATAGAGTGCTCCGGAGCTGGATGGCTAAGTATCCGCTTCGGGTCGAGTTCTGCGACAAACGAAATACGGGGAGACGTATTTATGAAATCATATACGAAGGAAAGTAAGCCGTTCGTACCGGATTGCAAGGACTACTTCAGTAGATACTGTGTTGAGGATTGCAACTGGTTCGGAGTGTGCTGGGACTTTCAGAAAGAGGTAATGGATGATAACAGGATACAAGGCAGGGACGAAGGTGATCCTTTACACGGAAGGCGTCCCTGACATGGTAGACGAACTGAGAAAGATGGATGGCAGAACGTTCGTCATCGAGAAGTACGTGACCGGCAGATACTACTATCTGAAAGGCTGCGTATCGAAGGCGGGTGTTCCATTCGCTATCCTTCCGAGTTGGATCCAGAAGGTAGGCAACTAGGTATGAAACTATATCTATGCGTCACCAGAGACAAGTATGAGCTTCCACTTGCAGTAGCAGAATCTCAACAGGAATTGGCTGATATGGTGGGAGTACAAAAGAGTACTATCGCTTCCGCACTTTGCAAGTACAGAAGAGGTTGGAGCGGGTGGTCAATCTATCACGAAGTGGAGGTGGATGATGATTAAGCTGATCATATTAAAAGCGCTGCTGTTCTGCCCATTACTGTGGGCGAGTGTGACCAGCGGTAGATAATGCATGACGCAGGGGCGGGCAGGTAGTTATTTTTGCTGAATATTAACCGAAAGGAGGAATTCCTCCGTTTGTTCCACACAATTTGTTCTTTTCAGCCCGCTCCTGTTTCAGTCGTACGGCAATGGGCAGGATCAGTATCAGAGAGCCAAAGAAAGGAAAGGTCTTTCTGCATCAGGAAGTGTGTTCATCTGCCCATTACTGTACGGGAAAGGAGAGACGATGAGTGAAAAGATATACAGAGTGCAGATGAATAGCAAAGGTATGCCGAACTTCAGCACAGCGGTAGAGGTAGCAGACAGACCGCAAGGGGAGTGGATATTTCACTATCGTGACAAGTGGATGGTAAAAGCCGAATGCCCAAAGTGCCATCGAAGGTTTGAGTTTTCGCCAAGAACTATATGGAAATGTTGCCCTATGTGCGAAACACGCATGAAAGGAGTAAGTAATGAAGCAGATCGTGATAACAATAATCGTCCTCATAGGCTTACTGGACTACGCACTACTGATAGCGTGTAGTCACCTTGAGGGCAGAGATCAATATGAGTATGAGGAATGGTTAAGGAGAAAAGACGATGGAGAAGATAACATTTAATCCAAACAATGAGCCGTACTACTCCGAGGATTTTATCAAGGGGTTTAAGTGCGGAGCGGAGAGACAACTTGAAGCTGACAAGGCAGACAGACCGCAAGAGTGGATACCTTGTAGCGAGAGGTTGCCCGAAGATATACGACCTGTGCTTGTTACGTGGAAGAACACAGACCCAGCTTCGTATTATCAGTACATTGTGGGCAAGCATTTCATCGGCACAGCACACTATCACAGAGGCAAGTGGTATTGGTACTCAAGCGTGACGGAGGACTTACTTGCGGAGTATGGAAAATGCGAAACGGAAGAGTTTGACGAGGCGATTGAGGCTGTCGCATGGATGCCATTACCGAAGCCGTGGAAAGGAGCAGACGATGAATGACCTTGAAATAATGAAATCCTATTGTGACAAATGCAAGCACAAAGGCACTTGTATCAATATATGCCCTACAGTATGGTTTGCGGTACTGCAAAGGGAAAGGAGCAAGTGATGGGAATTAGACAAGACCAATGCAACAAAGTGTGCAGGATAATTGATGATTATCTTGCCAACAGACCGAGAGAGCGTGACGAACTGATTGTAGCCGTAAGAACGGTATTTAAAGAAGCAGACCGCAAGACCGAGAACAGTTCGGAAAAACCGAACAACTCAACTATTTCCAAAATGGAACAAGTTGACAAGGACATAAATGTCCGTAGCAAAGACGAGCCACAGACAGATTGGCATTATGACGAACAAAATGCTACTTGGTATCCGTACAAAACAGATAGAGACGGAGATGTATGGGAGTGGCGAGGTGATGCGTGGTATTGCATAGGTCAACCCGATACTCCGCAGACAGAAGTATATGACTACAAGGGCAACGGCAAGTGGGAAAGGAGCGAGTAGATGTATTTAACACCTGATAATGCCCATGAGCTTCTCGGCAGAAGTCTTGATGCAAGTAAGCGCATCTTAGGGGTCTATCCATACACAGTTATTCAGTTTCCAGACGGCACATATGGAGCGATGGACAGGATTGGTGTGTGCACACCTGTAAGCAACGACAGATTTAATCAAGTATGGTTTGACATAATTGATGGCAAATCGCAGACGGAAAGAGAGGGCGAGTAGATGACATATACAGAAAAAGAACTCGATCAGTTCCTTCACGGAATCAGCCTGTCGCTTCTGTCAAAGAAGTCGGCACAGCATTGGCGGTATGACGAGGAAACCGCAAAAGAAATTGAGTGGCTTGAAGTGTTAGAACGAAAGGTCAGAGCGGATAAGGCAGACCGCAAGACCGAGAACAGTTCGGAAAAACCGAACAACTTGGAAAGGAGTAGCGAATGAAAGAGCGTGAAAACATATTCATACGCATACTCAAAAGGCTTGGAATCATAACAGAATTTAAAGTCAGCAAGGAAGATATGTGCAAGCAAGCACGAGGAATTTGCAACCACGATTGCGACCATTGTGCTTGGCAGACGGAAAGGAGCAACAATGCTGATCATATCGAGTGACGGAAATCTCGTCGTTAATTCTCAGTATGTAACAAAATATGAAGCGGGAGATCATGTCGTGATTGCATACACCGCAACTAATTGCTCCAACAAAGGCGATGCGTTTATCGGCAATTACGACAATAAACTCCAGGCTGGGCGAGCGCTCAATATGATGATCGACGCCCTTCTGAGACAGGAAGAAGTTTTCTATATGCCTGATATCGGCGACCCAGCATTAAGGGTGGAGGATATTATGCACGGGACAGGAGGCTTCTCGGAGAGAAAGGGAAAGACGACGGGTAAGACAAAATGAACTGGAAACCAATCAAGGGCGCTCTGACTGCGCCCGTCGGAATGAGGTGGTGGAATAATGGCGAAAGTAGGTTCGGCGGTAATTACAGACACGAACTGCGCCCCGAGTCTCAACAGACTGGCGAGGGAACAGATGAAACTCAAACTGCTGGCGGACATCAGAATGGACTTGATTGTCTGCGAGATTGAAGGCTGGGACAAGATGGAGTTCATCAACGAACTGAATGAACTGGTGAACAGTTTTAGGAAGTGAGGTGAAATATGCCGCCAGACATTGGAGAAGTTATCAGATACATCCGAGAGGAACAGGGATATACGAGAAAATACCTCGGGGACTGCTGCGATATTGACCGTAGGACCGTCGGTCGGATCGAGGACACTGGCTGTGGGAATATCAAATCCGTAGAAAACGTACTCCGCGCACTCGGATACGAGTTGGAAGTAGTGCCGATAAACGGCAGAGACTAACTAAGGCACAGCAGAGGGCGAGCAGACGGAAAGGAGCGAGTAGATGAAGTTGTCAACGGCTAAAAGGCGGATTAACAAGACGCTCGATGAATTGTGCAAAAGCGTTGTCGATGATTGGTACGCTAACTTCAAGAATGGATATATCAAAGGCTATGAAGATGCAAGACAGGGCAAATCTCCGATGTATGCCGAAGCGTATAAGGTAGCCGATACTCCGCAGACGGATTGCGGATGGGGAGAACCAATTACTGTCGGTTTAGATGATGAAAGGATGGTTTGACTTCTGGGATTACCGGCAGATTGGAGATATTAGTAGTAGAACCGATGGGGAGCGGTATATCTCCCCACAAAGCACTATGAGGAATAAATACAGAGCAGACAAAGAGAGAATAGACAAGATAACCGAGCTGATCGCCAACCAGGAGCCGGTCAAGGAATGGGTTTGTATATACTGGATGGCTGTAGCGATCGGTCATCTTCTTGAATGGGTGGTGAAGAAAAACAATGAATGATGTAATCAAAGTCGGTGACACGATATGCTGCCACGACTACGCAGATATGATGAACGTAATGAATGAACTAATGAAACAGGGCTACATTGCAACTGCTCAAGTCGGTTATGTGGTCCGCATCGAGTCCGTTCCTGTCGCGGATCCAACTGAGCAGGACGGATGGGTTACGTGGAATAAATGAAAATGATCAAAGCAACAGAGTATCTTGAACAATATGAATATGCACTTTACGCTGCCAATCGTGCCCGGGCGAATTACGAACTGGAGACGGAGCGGATAGACGCGATTGGTTCAACCTTATCCGGTGAGCCCGGTATGCCACACGGATCGGGTGTGTCCAAACGGACAGAGTCACAGGCGATCCGACTCGCAGACAGGGCACAGGAGTGGCTTGACGCAGAGGAACAGGCGCAGATCAAGCTGGAGGAAATAACAGAATTTCTGAACAAGATTCCTGGTATCGAGGGCGTTGTCCTTTACCAGCGATACGTGCAGCTGCTCGGATGGAAAGATATAGCAGACAATCTGATCTATTCCGAGTCGGGCATATTCAAAGTCAGGGAGAGAGCGCTCGCGATTGCGGAAAGGATGCTTAATAATGATAAAGAACAGGACGCTTGACGATTACAAGCGGGCAGGAGCATGGATGCGTCTGCTCAAGGCTGTGCTTGCAAAGACATATATTGAGTGCAGCAAAGTAATGAAGGTCGGCGAATATGAGAGCAGGTTTGAATCGGTGATTCGCAAAGTCGACAACGTGTGCAGCAGGGCCGAGGACAATATGTTCAGAGATTTTCCAGAAATCAGCAACCAACACGTTGCAGTATTCTACGGAACGCCCGACGGAAAGTACAGGAGCGACGTCGACAAAGAACAGACCGAGCTGATGATCAAACTTGTAAAGGAACTTTTCAAAGATAATTGGGAGTAGTTGGCTGTCATGGCTGAAAACATAAATCTATTCTTAGCAGCATTTAAAAACGTGAAGCAGACCGCACCGGACCAGTATATCTGCCGGTGCCCTGCTCATACAGACAAGAAGGCGAGTCTGAGTATCGCATATGATCCGAAAGAGGACAAGATCGCTTTACACTGTCACGCTGGATGTGCGACTGCTGACATTCTGGCAGAGGTCGGTAAGACTTGGAACGATATCATGCCAACGAAGGAAGACGAACCGAAGAAGCCTCTGAAGAAGTGGCAGATCAACCTCGTTGCCGAATACAGATACACCGATGCGGATGGGAACTATCTTTATTCCAAACTGCGCTACGAAGGTGACGGCATCGAGGGCAAAGAGATCCGTTACGGCAGAATCGTAGATGGTGAATATACTTCCGGCAAGGGCGGAGCTGAGGCGGAACTGTATAATGTCATGGCGCTTAAGGATGCAATCAATAAGGGGAAGACAATCTATTACGTTGAAGGCGAGAAGGATGTCGAGTCCCTGAAGGCGCTCGGACTGACAGCGGTCACGGCTGGTGGTACATCAGACTGGAAAAAGCAGTACGTGAAGCACTTCATCGGAGCACACGAAGTTGTGATCATAGCTGACAACGATGCACCAGGACAGAACCTTGCAAAGAAAGTTACGGCAGATCTGAGAAGCGCCGTATTTAAAATCACTGTCGTTACACCGTCAGCGGTCAAACACGGAGACGTCACCGACTGGATACAAGACGAAGATGGAGACAGGGACAAACTCTTTGCACTGATCAAAGAAGAGGATCCTGTTTATGCTTCGTGGGTAACGGATAAGGGCAAGATCAATCCGTCTCTGCTCGCTGATGCAATACTGGAACAGCAGCACGTTGTTGTCGCGAGGAATCCGGGAACGAAGTCCGACCAGGTCATGTGGTATCGAGGCGGGGTGTATCATGTCTATTCCGAAACGGAAGTACAGGCCGAAGTCGACAGGTACCTTCCTGCATACATCAGCAATCCGTCAACGCTCCGGCAGACATCACAGATGATCACAGTCAGAGCAAAGCCTGTCGAGTATGACAAGATCGACGCGGACGAGCGTTACATCAATGTAAAGAACGGCCTCATCACGATACCGGAGTTCAAGCTGATACCGCATACTCCGCAGCTGCTCTCGACCATACAGCTCTCCTGTGAATACGACCCTCATGCAAAAGCACCGACCTGGGAAGCGTTTAAGCAGACATACTGTAAAGACGAGGACGGCGTATTCGATGAAGAGATGTACAGGCTCGACCGCATGAAGGCCGGTATCATCCTGTCCAACCTTTACGGATACAGATTGAAGGGCGCTTTCATCCAGTATTCAGTCGAAGGCAATACAGGCAAGTCGGTCGACTGCGAGCTTCTCACGTATCTGATTGGACAGGAGAATACCGCCAACGTTTCGTTTCAGGACATGGGGAATGACCGATGGGCAACAGGCCGATGCTGGGGTAAGCGTCTCGTGGTCGTTGGTGACCAGGGAAAGGAATCAATCAAAGACTCTGCTACATTCAAGCAGTTGACAGGCGGGGACTCGATCAGTGCGGAGCTGAAGGGGCTGCAGCACTTTACATACAGATTCAGAGGCGTGATCCTCGTATCGTGCAATCATCTTCCTGTATTCGAAGATGACAAGGGCGATCACATGAGCGAACGTCTCAACTTCATCCACAGCCGTAACGTTATCGAGGAACAGGACCGAGACATCTATCTCCGGGACAAACTCGAGAACGAGGCAAGCGGGATCCTCAACTGGGCACTGGAAGGATTGAAGGATTTCGTCCGTAATGGTAACAGGCTTTGCACCTGTAAGAGTTCCAGGGCGCTCATGGACGAGTACAGGAAGAAGTACGATACGTTCTACTCATTCGTCAGTACGTGCTGCGAAGTAACCAAGAATAAATCGGACTATATAAAGAAAGCTGAGTTCGAGGACGAGTACGAGCGGTACTGTTACGATAACAATCTGACAGCTATCTCGAAACGTAACATCAAGGACCGCGCAGCTTCGCAGGGCATTACTCTCAAGAACCTGCACGGCATTCTGGTCTACAGAGGCATCCGGTTCAGATCGGATCCGCCACAGGAACAGATCGAGGGGACCGGCTTTACACCGGTTCAGGAACAGATACCATTCTAATAACAGGAAATACCGCTTTGCACCAGCAAAAGGGTGGAACGGGGTGGAAGTACATCCACCCTTTTTTTCGTTGAAATTTCAACGGGTTGAGGCCTCGGGGTGGAAAAGGTGGTACTTTTTTAATTGATAAAAAATAAATTAATAGTGATTTATATATATGATTTCAAAAACACCCACCTTTCACACCCCGTACAAAGCGAATAACCCTCAACCTCAGTAATTGCAACGGTTTCGGTTGGGTGGAAAAGGGTGGGAAAAACATAAGATTTTGCACCCTAACAAAGCGGGAAGTGTAGTGGAGTCGATTGTCCTATATAATGATAGTGTCAAAGGTTGGCAATCAACCGGAGACACTAGCCAACTCACGCTGGCTGCAACGCCAGCATCATGACCCTTGTGGCATCACTCCAGTTCGATTCTGGAGAGGGTCGAAACGCTTTTCATTTTGTACAATACCTTGAACGGAAAAGAGTCGGAGTGTATCCGGCTTTTTTCTTTGGTGATAAACATGGCTAAGGAATTCGCACGGAGCTTCTACAGTTCGAAGCAATGGCAAGAGTGCCGGAATGAATATGCAAGGCGTAAGCATTATCTTTGTGAGGATTGTCTTCGTCGTGGGATATATAAGCCGGGCGTGATCGTGCATCACATCGAGGAGCTGACACCATTCAACATTACGAATCCTGAGATCGCGCTGGGCTTCGATAACCTCGAGCTCCTGTGCAGAGAGTGTCACCTGAGGGAACATGACCTCGAAGGTGGACGCTGGGCGAAGGTTAACGCTGCAAAGAAGAAAGAGAAGCGCGACTCGCGCAGATTTTCTGTAGATAAATTTGGGAGAGTTACGGCGAAGTAGCCCCCCATAGTGGCGAAAATAGCAGAAAACCATAGAC